AATGGCTCGATAGATGGAAAAGTAGTCATTGTAAAACAGTAAATGTACCACTAGTTATCTCATTAGATATTTCTGCAATATTGCTATTATTTACAGGAAAATGTGAAGCTTGAATAGTACTCATACCTTCATTGTCATAAGTAATACTTGTGATTTGATAAAAATTAATTTCTGTTCTATTGTCACCTACACTATTTTCTCTTTGTAATTGAATTTTTATAACATCTGTAGGTATTAAAGTTGTAGTTACTAAACTTGTGTCAAACGAAATATCATGTGTACTGTGCTTACGTCTTGCTATTTCATATTTTGCATATTTAATTGCATGATTAACATCACTACAACAATTAGATAAATCAAACTGTTCAGTAGGTGAATCTAAATCAGTGCTTGTAAATCTAACACTTACAGTTTTTTTCCTTGCAACTTCTGTTGGAATACAGTTTGTATAAATTACATTTGCAATAAAATCTCTTCTATCTTCAAGACTTAAATACACTTTTTTTAATGTACCAGATATAATATTTGCTTCAGTAAATGTAGCAACAGGTGTTAAAGCTGAAGTTTCTATTTGATTACTATTATTGATAGGTAGTATTGGCGCAAATTTATATTTACCGCCTACAGATAAAAATGCTAAGAAAAAATATGGCGCAATACTTGTAATATATTCAACAATATTTACACTTTTAGAAATTATTCCATTGAAAAACATTCCATTATTTGTACAAAAACTAGATAAACTTTGTAAATTTGTAAGATCAACAGGTGCGACTATAGGTGTAGTATTATTGCCATCTATTTTTTTATAAATTTTAAATAAATACATTGCTAAATCAATAAACTGATTACTAGCTCCGACTGTATAACTTGACCCTGATAAGCCAGCACTATATAAATCAACTTTTACCCCTTGCTCATAAAAAACATAAAGTTGTTTCGTAGAACTTGGGAATGTACCTGCGTCTGGCTGTTCAAAAAGATTACCGCTAACAGCCAAAAATGTAATATCAGCATAACTACTATTATTATTAGATGTATTTTGTACTGTACGACTTGTACCTATAATTGTTTCCCTCTGTATGCCTTCTAAAGTACCTGTACTAGCTGGTTGGCTTGTATCTGTTTGTGTATCAGTGGCAACATGAGTATATTTAAAAGTAAACTTTGTTCTACCACCACTAACATTCTGTAATGCAGCTAGTGTAGAACCTGTTGCAGGTGCAAAAAGTAACCCCTGTTGATTAAATAATATTGAGGCGTCTTGTTGAGTACCTACTGCCCTACCACCAATTAGCTGACTTCCGCTATATCTTCCATTAAATAAAAATGTCATACTTCCAGTATTTAAATAGCTTTGATAAGCTGTTGTGACATTTGCACCTGTTTCAGCGTCAAAAACCTGCAAAGAGGCCGTAAACGTAATATTCGTTGTATCGCCTGTACCCCTTGTGATATCTCTAAAATTAAAAAATTCAAATCCTAGATCAGGTGCATTGATTAATGTATCTCCTGAAGTTTTTATTGTTTCACTTAAATATGTATATATATCATTCCCACAAAATAAACCAGTACCACTAATAGGACATGAATTTGGTGCGCTAGCTAGTGACGCGGCTGTACTATATATATGACTAAAAGAAAGTGAATTACCTAAAAAAGTTAATTTTTTTATTCCAGTAAAAGATTTTGCTAATTCAGGTGAACTAGAAATTTCTCCTTGTGATATAACATATAATAATTTTTGTACAAAATTTTCTGTACCTGCTTTTACAAGATTTGGTTGTATCCAAACACCACCAACATTATTTAGTCTTTTTCCAAATACAATAGGTACTGTTTCACCTGTTTTAGCGATTTTTTGTTTTACATCTAAATCTGCATTTGGATGTTTAAAATTTTCTAAACTTTCATCTAATATTTGAGAATCTTGGCCAACTCTCGATCTGCCTTGTACTAATCCTTTAAATGCACCACCTTTATATACAGTTCCGATAGGTACTGGCTTATGACCACCAAAATAATATTTACCATCAAGTGTTGATTCTTTATGTAATTTGCCTATTTTCCGCATTTAAATATTTTCCATACTATTAATATATAAGAAAACATCAAATGAAACTAATATTGTTTGACTTATCATAGTTTTTATTTTTTTTGTACCTGTCAAAACAGTGCCATCATTTGTTTTATATACTCTTTTATTATCTATAACAAAACCTTTTACACTAGAGACTTCTGTACCATCTTCTAGTGTTGCTTTTATATCCATAGCGAAAAAGTTATCATTCATGTTGTAACAAACCGCCCTAACAAATCACTGCTTATTCTTCTTGTTGGAATTTGTGGTTTTTGTTTAGATATAGCAGGTGTAATATTCCATGTAACTGAAATATCATCAATACTTGCACTTTCTATAGTGCCTATATACCTACATATGAGAGTAGCAGAATTACTAAAAGTTTCTTGTCCTATTGTCTGTGTATATAAAGACGCTATTACTAATCTATCACCTGTTAACGCTGTTTCTGTTAGATCTACAATTGATGCTGTAGCAGCTATATTAATACTTAAGGTGTTTATATCAGTAGCCTCTGTAGATGCAAAACCATTAGCATCAAATGCTAAATAGGTAAATTCTTTTGATTGATCTATAGCCGAATCCGCTGATTGTACTTGATTATTTTGATAAAAATTTTGATGTGCTAATGTTGGTGATCTTTTACCATTACTATCTAACACGCTAGATTTATTAGGATAGTATTCAAGAAAAGTTAATATATCAAAATCGGCCATAATTATAAGTAGTGTTTTACCCCACCTGCTTGTATATAATTCATTGTTTGCGCCACACCACTCTGTACAGCTTTTTGTAGATCTTTTGTTGTAACATAATTAGTACCGCCAAATTGTGTAACATTACCTGTTTTTATATTTACATTTGGTGCTTTTTGTTTTTTACCTGATCCTGTTAGGCTATATCCTCCACTTGGTAATTTTTGTACTTTTATATTACTTTTTGGTCTACTTTGTACTACTGTTGTACCACCACCTCCTGAATATCTTGGCATTGGGAAAGATGGTGATAGGCTTGGGCCTATATTCTCTAAACTCATATCTTGGCCTGGTGTGACGTAATCACCACTTCTTGGTAAACCACTTGAGGATGTAGAAGAGGTAGATTTAGATGTAGATGTAGATGTAGATGTAGATGTAGGTGTACTAGTAGTCGAGGAACTTGCTGTAGGTGGATTTGCTTTTGCTTTTCTAACTCTTCCTAACAAACGCAAAACTCTTTGTAAAAAATTAATAAATCCTCTTAGTGGTGCTGTTGCAACTTTTATAGCTTGTTGAACGATATTAGGTAATTTATTAAAAGCATTTCTAGCCATTTCCATACCACCATTAAATATATTTGCCATAAATTCAACAAATGGCCTAAATGGTGCATATAAAAATTCACCTATAGCCATAAACGCCTCACCTATCTGATCTCTAAATTTGAATATTAATACACCAAGACCAATAATTGCCGCTGGTATTGCTGCGCCAGCTAAAAGAGGTGCAAAGAAACCTACAGCCGCACCTATAGCAGTGCCTAAAGCACCAAAACCTGTAGCTATAAGACCTAAAGCAGGTGCAATAATAACTAAGCCAGCACCTAACGCTGTAACACCTGCAATGATTGTTTGTACTGGCCCTGGTAAATTTGAGAATTTTTCTAAAATACTTGTTAAAAAATTAACAAAAGGTGTAAATGCGGGTAATAATTTAGTACCAATCACAGTACTTAAATTCTCCATTGACTTGTTATATAATCTAAATGAGTCAGGTGGCGGTACATCCATTTCTTTTAACTTTTGCATAGCTTGTATAATTACCTCGGTTGTTAATTCACCGTCACTACTTAATTGTTTAAGTTCACCAACTTGTACACCCATTACATCGGCAACAGCTTGGCCTATAGCTGGTAATCTTTCCATAATTGATCTAAATTCATCACCTTGTAATACACCGCTACCTAATGCTTGACCAAGTTGTAATTGTACACCTGCTAAATCAGCGGAGGATAAGTTATATCTTAATGCAGCGTTGTTTAAACCTAAATATGTATCTTTTATTTGATTTAAACTAATACCCATAGGTCTTAATCTTGCAAAAAGATCTGATACCCCTTTAGTAGCTGTATGTTGACCTATTCCAAATCTTTCAGCGGCCTTATCAACAAAATCTAAGACTTGTTGATGCTCTCCATATTCCTCGGTAAGTACTTTTAAAGTTTTTTGTGTTCTTTGCATATCAATACCAGCTTTAACAAAACCAGTTACAGCCGCGGTAGCACCAATAGAACCTAGTACACCCATTAAGCTGTTACCAGCGGATTTAAGTTTATTAAAAGCTATTGCAGCCCTATTAGATGATTCTTTTACTTTTCCTAAACCATTATTTAAACCGTTTAATGAGTCTTGCCCTGTAACCTTTGCCTTAATTGTATAGGTTGTCGATAAATCCATTATTAATTTTTATCGTTTACAGTTTCTACTATTTTAGCCTCTAATACCTGTAAGTCAGCAAGTATTTCTAAAGGTTTTTTTATAAGTTTCTTATTAAGCTTAAATATCCATTGCAAAGCATTATAATCAAATCCAATTAAAATTCCTTGATCTATTCGCCATTGTGTTTGTACTTGTACAAATATTGTCATAGCCAACCAATTACAAGGCAATATTTCATATGTTTTTTCCTCCTTTTCTTTTTCTTCTATGGGCTGATCAAATAGTATAGCGTCATCTTTAGAAGTCTCATCTATCACACGATCACCACACCAAAATAATGCAGCCCCTTCTAGTTTTTTGTTTTTTGTTTTGTTAGCTCTGCAAAGTATATTTCAACTAATGTATTAGCTAACATTGGATATTCTAAGATAAGTTTTTTTGTTGATTTTGAATAAGGTATTTCTTTTTCACCATCTGTTATACCCTCCCATCCAACTAATATCTCATCTGCTATAAGAACATCACTAATTTTCTCACCATCTGTAATTCCTTGATCAAGTTCTTTTTGCTTTTTATCTGCTTGTTCTCTTATTTTATTAATTCTAGATTGTGGAATAATTTTGAAAATTGCGTCAAATGTTTCTTCTTTCTGTACACCACCATCTGAAGGTGTAAAAAATTTAATAGGTTGTGTGAAGGTTGCTTCTTTTTTTAGAATAAACATAAAAATTATATAATCTTCTCTAGGGTATACCCTTTTCTATTACTATGCAACTAAGTGAAAGCAAGCGAAAACTCATCTGACCCCGCATCTGTTGGAGTTGCGTAGAAGGGTAGACTCAACATAGTAATTCCGTCAGCATCTTCATATGTAGGCTGTCCTAAATCAGTTTGTGGACATGAGACAGTAACAATGTTACCTGCACCGCCAGAATGTACCCATGTATTAGTACCTGTAGAAGTACCTGTAGCTGTAGTGAAAAAGTTTTTCTGAGAAAGAGCAACAGCCTCAATAACCATAGTTCCAGATGGTCTACGGTCTGTAATAATTGCTTCTTTTGTACCTCCTACAAGTTCACGATAAATAACTTCATTTGCAAAATCTAGCTCCCATGATTGTAAAGCCGCTGAAAAACCAAATACAGAAAAACTAGATGTATTGCCATTTTTAAAAAGCACAGGATCGGGTTGGAGAGATTTGGTCACAGTCGGAAGTGCCGTGTCCGTTGGCGTATTGAATATTCCTTGCATTTCAAAATTTATGCGTGGTATTTCGTTAACGGCACAAACTATTGAAAAACTACCTCGACAACCAGTCACCTTATGCCTTACACCATCATAATTAACATATAAGGTTACACTATCTTGAGAGGCTAAAGTAGAAGGTGTATATGTAACTGATGTTGAAGAAACTACGTTTTTTGAGAGGCCAGCCGCAAGTAAAAT